TGCCTTAGCAGCTGCCTGATATTTGGGTTGAAGTAATATAGTACTTGTTACAACAGGCTCAGTTACTTTGATAGCACCAAACTTATCCGGGTCTTTTCTGATGTCTCTATCCAAAGTGGCCTTAATGAAATCTTGATACTCCTTAGCTGAATTCATATCCCGCTTAGCCTCTGCTTCAATCCTAGTATACTTGCGCATTAATGCAGATTGTTCCAACCACTCTACATCAAGAGCCATTTCATCAATTAATACCTCATCATCATAATTTCTTTCTCTCATACATTCCTCCTATCCAAAAAGGGTATATACCCCCTCTATTCTATATCTTATTATACAACGAATACCCCATTTGACTTAGGGCTATTCCGGTTGTACCGCATTATAACAAGCCCACACTAATCCGGGATAACCTGAATCATAAAACGGGTCTAAGAACTCTTCCATAACTGATGCAATACCTGATTTCCCACTATTGAGTAATATTGATTGACAATAACCCAAAATAGCACGCCTCATAGTCTCTGGCTCTTGTCCCTTACAACCTTTGAGTATTAAAGACACTTTAGACCACGGGGCACAGGAGGTTAACGCTCTACACAGTTCTATTGTCTGCGATTGGGCCTCAGCAGTCCTCCGTGCTACCGATAGTCTTTTATCAGTGCTGACTGATAATACTTTTGCCAATATTTGTAAAGCGTCACGAGGGTGTCCAGCTGCGTCTAATATTATCTGTTCATATATATCTCTTCCAATTGTTTCTCCCTCAGCCTTTACTATCCTTCTTAACAAATGTTTCATTTCCATATCTTTCAATAACTCCACAGGGTATTGCGTACAACGCCCCCGGATAGTGCTCAACAACTTTTGAGGGTCAGTAGTACACAAGATATATCTAACATGTGCTGGTGGGTCTTCAAGTGCTTTTAATAAAGCATTCATTGCATCATTTGATAGCTTATGACACTCATCTAGTAAAAACACTCTCATCTTACTTTCTAAAGGTTTAAACTGAGATTGCTTTCTCATATTTCTAATTGAATCAATACCACGGAAGTCTGCTGAATCTATTTCACGGAAGTCATTTCCAGTAGAACCTAATTCACGTGCTATGATACGACCCAATGTTGTTTTACCACATCCAGTAGGTCCTGTAATTAGAAATGCGTGAGGTGCTTCACTAGGTTGTTCTACCATTTTTTTCATAGAACTAACTACATCTTCATTTCCCATTACTTCCCCAAAAGTCTCTGGCCTATATTTTATATGATAATTCAATCTGTACTCCTTTTTTCAATATTTGTCATTATATTAACATCTGACACTCTTGCCTGTTGAATATATATATCTTCCGATTTATTAAATGAAAATAAAACAGTATCAACTTCCAAAACAGATAAACCCGTTTCCTTTTCAAATGGTACTATAATATTATTTATAGCTTCTATTAAAGCCACTTCCAACTCTTCTTTTATTCTAATATATTTTTCAATTGTCATTTAATCCTCCTGAACCCAACTATGGTCAACTGGGTATTCATCAATATCAATCTTCAATGGTACAATAATCCAATCCCAATGCTTTGGCAAATCTACTGTAGTAACCTTGTGGATAACCTCCTTCACATGTTCCAATTCCTCCGGTAAAACATCTAACAACATTGAGTCATGTATTTGTCCTATCAAACGGGAGTCCCACCCCTCTTTTTGTTGTATTCTATCTACTTGTATGAATGACCAAAGTAGACAATGAAAAGCAGCTCCTTGTACGGGATAATTTACCATTTCATTTTTCTTCATAATACCACTACAAGTAAAACCTGTATACATTTGAAAACTACCTTTCTTTTCATACCTACTTTGCCAAGCTCTTTTCCACTGACCATATACCCTGAACCTATTGTTCCAAAAGTCATACTCAATCAATCTTATATGCTCTAAAAAATCATTATAAGACTTAATATTATTTTCAATCAAATGGTCTCCCAAAGTGTACCCCGGTGACAATTCTATTCCCACACCTTTTTTCCACTTAGAATGAGGCAATTTCATATCCTCACATAAGTTTCTAGCACAATTGCCGTAGTAGTCTCCATATTGTTCGGGAAATACAAAATTACTTTTAGCAGATTGTCGCATATCGTGATGAACTGGGTTGCTCTTATCTAAGTCATCAAATATAAATATTTGCTTAGCCATATCCAAATGCATATCTGAGCCCGGAGTTGTTAAATATTTCATCATCATAGGGTCTTTATGATAACAAGCTCCTATACTTACTTCCAAGGATGAAAAGTCAGCCTCAATAAACATATGCCCCGGTCTTGGTATCAAGGCTTGTCTACAAGTTTTCATAGCCACTTTATCTCTTTTAGGTATGTTTTGAAAATTAGGGGCATTTGAGGAACTTCTATATGTCTTGACTATATGTAAATTATAAAAAGGGTGGATGATACCAAATCGTGCTTCACGTATAAAGGCTTCCAAATAAGTATCTCTTATCTTTCTCAAACCTCTTATTTTCAAAATCCAATCTAGCTCCGGAACTTTTAAATGACTCAAAGCCTCCTCATCTGTGCTTCCTTTTCCCTTTTTAGTTTCGGTTGGTGGTTTCAATCCCATGATGTTATAAAGCATGTTTGCCAATTGATTATTACTCTCCAAATTTACTTTACCACGCCCTTGTGCTTTTTCCCATTTACTATAAAAAATAGAGGCTTCTACTTTTTTTGTATAATATGCAATCTTACGGGTAAGATGCTTTTTTTTACGTTCACAATATTCCATATCAATACAGATACCTTGACGCTCAGCCCGAGCTAATGCCAATACCCCTTCATGCATCAGCATATATGCATCATACCTTGTTAGTTTATTTGCCATTTATTATCACCCCCAATTTGCTTCATTTGTAACAACGCCAATTGATATGTCATCAAGCTATCTATACCACAATATACCATTAGCTCTCTTCGCAAAGTGGCACTATCTAATACTTCACTTATACGATTAGGAGTATTGGAATCAGGCCCTTTTAAATATGCATTAATATTTGATTCATACCCAACTAAACCAAACTGTACAAATGACTGAAACTTCAAACCCGTTATCCCCGGCCTGTTATCCAACACGTGGGCAGCTTGCATTGTATCCCATGCCCAAGATTGTACATTAATATGAGTAAGCACTTTCATCCACGTATCTTCAAACTTCATATTGGCAGCAATCTTCCCTATCTCAGGATTGCTTAGGACCTTACGTAACAAAGCTCTTTCATGTTTATTTTTTGGACCCGGGATACAATAGGCTTTACCCTTTTCATAGCAGAATGAAATACAAGCTATTTGATGAACCCTCCTATCGTAAGGCTTGAGCCCTGAGGTTTCTATATCGAAGGCTATCAAATGCTTTTGCGTAGCACCCTGACAATCCTCGACAATCTTGGTCAGTACTCCTTCTACATCATCTGTAACAATAATTTGTTTACGTTCATCCTCTACTTTTGGTAAAGGTACCCCTTCCATATCAATAGCCCTTTTTAAGTCTTGTCTCCAAATTGCCATCATCTCAGGGTGCCCATCTTTCTCCAATAAAAAGGCAGGGTCAAATACAGGACATACCCATGCATTATAGGTCCTATCCGGTATAATGAAACCCCTCCACAAATCCACGTTGTTAAGGTCCCTCTCTTTTATCCAACGTGTACCTAAGACAGACCTAATAGCAGCTGCTCCATATAAAATAATAACACGGGGCTCCCTATCATTTATCAACGTATCAACACTTCTACGGCAACAACTTATTTCATAACCCGTTGGAGGCCTTGAGACCCCTTCCTCCCCAATTGGGAGACAATTGACTGCATTAGTATTCAAACAATCTTCAAATAGGTTTACGCCTAATTGTTCCAATTCTTGTCCTATGAGTCTGCCGGCCTCCCCTTGAAAGGGTTTCCCAACTTGGTCATCAATACTTTCCGGGGCAGTACCTATATTCAATATACCTTTTTTAAATTTACCATATGCTTTCATTTTAGGAGTATTGGAATTTCTATAAATTCCGCAAGAGGCACAACTGTAGGTCTTGCCATCAGGTCTTGTTATACTTTGCGTTTGTTCTTTTGTAAAAAAACCTTTCATACTGACCTACCTTAATACTTTAATGCTACAACATGTGACCAATTCTTACCTTTAAATTTTAATTTATCTTTGGATAATAAGCATGGTGCTTTTTTAACTAATACATCTTTAAGAAAAGTAGGATTGATGGCAAATGTTATGTCATCCCCTTCATATTCTATTTCTATTTTTTCTTCAAACCAACCAACAATATCCTCTGAACGTACTTTCAATTCATTTGCAAGAATACTAATTTGAACAGTCTCATCTAAGAATTGGTCACGCTTGGAAAAGATTGATGCCTTATCTAGTACACCCATTACATTTTCAGGGAAGGTGAATTCAGTACCTTTGACTTTCAACAGACCACTAACATCCGGGTATTTATCTTCAAATACTCTACAACTAAATATCGTGTCATCTTTAGACTTGAAATGCATCCAACCTTGTCCAGCTGCTATATGTGTTATTGAATATTTCACTAAGTTCTTAACTGAAGATACTGGTATAAGACAATCACCAACAGGGCTATTCTCTCCCAATTCATATCGTGTCAATCTGAAATTATTACAACTTTCAACAAATCCAGTATCTGATACATGTACACAAGTAAGCACAGGCTTGGTCATATCTACAGAAGCACTAAACATACAAAAATGTAAAGCCTCCATCAATAAAGCCGGAACGGGAACCCACTCACCAAAGTCTCCAAGTTCTTCAAGCGGCAATTGTATCTCTTCTTGCAAAGTAATACCAGCCAAGGCCTTCCCACTCTTGAGTCTTATCTCATTGTTTTTAATTACTAACTGAATTGTTTTAGTTTTCAATTTACCAAGTAATTTATAAAGCTCATCAGCCTTTACCGCTCCGGTGATATCCATATCTTCCACTGGGTGTGATATAGATATTTCATCATTATATGTTACAACTCTTCCTCCCATGAACGCAAAAGAAGTTGACTGCTCAATCATTTCTTTTGAAGCCAACCCGGGCTTTACTATTTCTAGTGCATTAATCAATTTTGCTTTCTCAATTTTCATATCATTTCTCCTTTTGAAGTATAATAACTATCACTTCTTTTTGTAGCCTTCGCATGATGTC